GGGCAATGTTTACGCCCGGGGAACGAACAACGCCGCGGCCGGCGGGATCGCGGCCGATATCTCGGACATCATGTCGCTCGTCGAGACGGATGGCTATGACGTTAACGGGATCATCGCGAGCCGGACCTATAAGGGCCGCCTGCGGAACGCCCGGGGCACGGACGGCCAGCCGCTGATGGACATGCAGGGGAACGTCTACGGCATCACGCCGCAGTATCCGCTCCGCGGCATGTGGCCCACGGGGACGAACGCGGCCGAGCTGATCGTCGGCGACTATACGCAGGCCTATATGGCGATCCGGCAGGACATCACCTACAAGGTGCTGACCGAGGCGGTGATCCAGGGGCAGGACGGGGCGATCATCTATAACCTCGCCCAGCAGGATATGGTCGCACTCCGCGTCGTTTTCCGCTGTGCCTGGCAGGTGGCAAACCCGATCAACTACGATCAGCCGACCGAGGAGGATCGTTATCCCTTCGGCGTTCTCCGCTCACCGAACGCCTAATGTCGCTTACGGCAGAAGAGCAGCGGGCCTTGAACTATAACCAGAGCACGAAGCGCCGTGCCCTGGCCGTCAAGGCCCGAAAGAAAAGGCTTCGCGGGAATGAGCAGGCGGCCGCCGATCTATCGGCGAACACCGAGGCACTGACCCGCGAAGGCCTGAAAACCGGAAGGCAGAAAGACCTGATCCGCTATGACAAAAGGTTCGATTACACGCTATCGGACGACGACTAGACGGGTCGCATAGGAGAAGAAAAACATCATGGGCGAAAAGGCACCATTAGTTCAGAAGATCTCGGTCACGACGCCGAACGTCGCCGCGGGATCGACCGATTCATTCGCGATCGGCGAGGCCGCGTTTGACGGCGAGGTCACGGCGATCTCTTTCATCCCGGACGCGGCAGCAACGGGCGACAACACGAACAAGCGGACCTACACGGTCGTCAACAAGGGCCAGAACGGCTCCGGAACGACGGTCCTCGGCACGCTTGATCTGGTCACGGGAAACAACCTCGTTGCGTTCGACGAGAAGGCCTTTGTGCTTTCGGCGGTCGAGGGGGCACTCGAGGTGAACGCCGGCGACGTCCTCGCACTCGTCTCGACCCACGCGGCCTCGGGCCTCGCGGATCCGGGCGGCACCATCCAGGTGACGATCGAGCGGGCATAAGGCCCGGCGGTTTTGGCGGTGCGGGTTTCGGCCCGCACCATTTTGACGCCGGACGAGCGGGTCCGGAACGGAGAAAGAAATGGCAGCTAATCGAAAGATCCGAGAACCGGAATCGGTAAAGGTCCGGCGAATGGCAGACGGCGAAATTCGCACCATCAGCAAAAAGGCCTGGGAGTCGGTCCTGAACGGCAAAGAAGGCTTTGAACTCGAGGTCGAGCGGCCGAAGAGGCTGGCCGGCGAGAAGGAAGCTCCGGCCGCGGGCGGCGCCTCGAACGAGAAGGAAAAATAGGCACGATGGCCTTTACGGAAACCGAGAAATTGAGCATCAGCAAGATCCTCGGCATGCCGCCGACGCTGCTCGATGCTCATTTGTCGTCTCTGGGCACGGACCTTACCGAGGCACGTGAAACGGAGGTCCGGGCGGAGCTGACGAGGTGGACGACCGGCAAGGTCGGTTCACAGTTCTACTCGCTGACGCCGACGGATTCGAACCGCGGCCTAAACCTTCGGACAGATTCGGCAAAGGCGGACGTTCGCAGAAACATTCGCGTGATCCTCGAGATCCTCGGCGATGAGGGCGTAGGCGGAATGGGGACGATTCAGGTCGGGCAATAACGGGCGATGTCGACGGAGATCAACACAATTTTCAACGAGATCGTTGTCGGCGAGGTGAACTCGATCCTGACCGATATCTTCGCCCCGGACGGCGTTCGCTGCTTCCTTCTTCGCCGGGCCGGCGAGACGCAAAAATTTTCGGTGGTCCGCGAGCTCGAGGTGGGCTTTCTGGCCGAGTACGACAGCTTCCGCGGGCAGATGAGATTCAGCGTCGGTTCGGCGGAGGATCTCGATGACGATTTCGCCGCGGCGACGGATATCGCCTACGGCGTCCCGACCGAGGCCGGGCAAATGGAAGTTTACAGTCTCGGCACGGGCGACGAGCGGGACGTTGTTTCGCCCATCGACGGCCGCGGCTGGCGGGCCTTTGCGACAAAGACCCGGCACGAGCGGTTCACGGTTCCGGTGCCGGATCCCGAGCCATAGCGAATGTTTGCAGTCACACGAAAACTCGACTCAAAGATCTTCCAGGGCACGGCCCGGCGGCAGGCCTTTGCCAACTTCGTCGGCCGGCAGGCGAAGGACTTCAAGGCGGTGACCAAGCGCCGGATGATCGAGTCGAAACCGGCCGGCCGTCTGTATCCGCGAAAACGCGGGGCGGGCTTTCGGCGTTCGCACCGGGCTTCGGCCCGCGGCCAGCGTCCGGCGATCGACACCGGGAAGCTGCTCAATTCGATCCAGGACCGGCGGCTCGGCGAGTTCAAAGCCGAGGTCTTTGCCGGGGCGGAATATGCGAAGTACCTGCAGAGCGAACGGCTCGATCGGCCGATCATGGACGAACGGGATGCGGGCGAGGCACAGGCAAAATTCAACCGCGAGGCGGTCCAAATGATCCGAACGCTCACCTGAAACGGAAACGATGTCCCTTGATCGCGAAAACGAACTGCTCTGCCGAAAGGCCCTCGCGGACCTGATCGCGACGGTCCCCGAGGCCGGATACGTGGTTCCGGCTGCACGGTACTCAAGCGGGATCGAGGACTTCTGGGCCGTTGCCGACCCGAACAAGGACACGCGGAACGAGCTCGAGACGTCGCTGATCGCCGCGACGTGGATCTATCCGCTGATCTTTGCAGACGATTTCGCCTCGGGCGGGCATGACTCGCCGCTGGTCCGGTTTACTTACGAGATCTATCTTTTCCGACAGTACGGGCTCGAGCGTGAGGACGAATCGGAGACGCCGATCGTTTTCGATTCGAAGGTCCTGAAAGAGCACAACGACTTTGTCGCGGCCTGGCTCGGGATCAAAGAGGCCTTTCAACGCGAGGCGGTGATCGCCGAACTCGACCCCGCAGTATTTGCCGAGCGAAAAACGGGTCCGGTCGTGCAGGTCGAGAACATCGCAAACCAGGCGGTTTGCGAGTTCGTGCCCGGGGCCGTGGGTTATGCGGTCCGGCTGCAGGAGACGTTGAGACTCAAGTTAAGGGAGTGTTGATGATGAAGGAAAACGACAATGCGAAGGCTTTTGATGGAGCAGACGATCTGGAAGCTCCGGCCGCGAAAGTGGCTTCGGACGTTTCTGGATCTGTGGAACGAGCAGACGATCCTCCGGCGCCGGCGAAGAACATCGTCTTCGTTCGGCGGGAGCGGGTTTATCGCGACGGACAAGAGGAACATGTCCCGGCCGAGGCTCCGCGAACGATCCGCGACGGCGACCGGGTCTTCGAACTCCCGGACAGCAAGACGCAGAGGGACGGGTTCTATCATCCCGAGGCGGCCCGTCTGATTCGGGCGTTTCCCGATAGTTACAAGGCCTACACGGAAAAAGGGGCTTAATGACAGTTTCAATGGGTTATATTCCGAACATCGGATCGGGCGTAAACGACGCTGGAACGTCGTCACGCCCTGACCAAAATCTACTGATTAGGAGTAAATTTGTGGCTGACTCTACATTAACCCGTCCGTGCACGATTCCAAACTGCGGTCGCAAGCCCTTCTCACGGGGCCTTTGCTCAGGTTGCTACCAACGCCTACGCAAATCAGGCGAACTGCCTCGAAGAACCCCTTTGTACACGCTGCCGTGTTCGATATTAGGTTGCGGCAATAAACAGTCGTACCGGGGGATGTGCGAAAAGCATGTTCAACGGCTCCGAAAATACGGCGACGCAAACTTCGTCTGGAATGATCATGGGGAGGGTAACACCCCGGAACTACGCTTCTGGTCCCGTGTCAAAATAACGGCGGACCCGAATCGGTGCTGGGAGTGGAGCGGGTCAAAAACGCACCGACGGTATGGCTGGGTAAAGTGGCAAGGCAAGAACTCATCGGCCCACCGCGTCTCGTTTTTCTTGGCGAACGGACGATTCCCCATGCCGGGGAATGTTGTAAGGCACGTTTGCGATAACCCGCCATGCTGTAATCCAAACCATTTAGTTGAAGGATCGGTGATGGACAACACGCTCGACAAAATCCGCAGAGGCCGCATTAAACGTGGCTCCGCGACCCTTAAGTCACGGTTAACCGAGGCCGACATCCCGGTGATTCGCCGAAGGCTTGAGGCGGGCGACACAGTCGTCTCGATCTCCCGCGATTTCAAAGTGGCGAGAAGCACGATTCAAGCGATCAGAGACGGTCGGACGTGGACTCACGTTAAGGAGAATGAAAAAAGATGAACACGAGAAACGTACTGACAGACCGTTTTTTTGTTGTGAACAATGCCGGCAAGGTTCAATCGGCGATCGGCGTCCCGCTGGTCAACGGCGACCTGGACACTCGCGATAAATGCACGGTGACCCGGGAAGAGATCGTTACGCGTCGCGATTATCGCGACTGCCGGGACGAGGACCTGATCGAGGCGAAGATCGATTCGAGGCTCGCCCGATACACGCTCGACTACGCCGAGGTTACTCCGCAGATCATCGCACGGTGGTCGGCCATGCTCCTCGGAGCGGCCGCCTCGCCGACCGGAAGTCCCGCAAATGAGGTACAGACGCTGACCCGCTCGGGAACGGTGGACGGCGGGACGTTCACGATCGCCCTTACGCTTGAGGGTCGGACCGTGACGACGAAACCAATCGCCTGGGACGCGACGACAGCCGCGATCCAGGCGGCTCTTACGGCCGCGCGGATGCTTTTTGTTCAGCCCGGCGACGTGGTCGTGACCGGCGACTGGACGGGCGGCATCATCCTCACCTTCCCGAACACGGGCCGGCTTGGCAGGGCGAACCTTCCGCTCGTCGTCATTGACGATGCCGCGATCACGGGCGGCGGCGGGATCGACGCGGCGGAGACAACGCCCGGAGCCCAGAGGTTCCATGACTTCTCGCGATCGACGAGCCGCGTAAAGCCGCGCGTGACCTTTGCCCTCGGGTGGGACACGGACACGGATCGCGTCGAGAAATACGCCGATTACGTTGTGGAGGCCGTTAACCCGGCAACCTCGCTCGACGGCAACGTGACGCTCCAGGTGCAGCTGCTCGGGCCGTGGGAGTACGATTCGATCGAGACGGCTTTCGATATCCCGGAGTGCGTCAACATCGATCCGCTCCAGGCCCGCGATTGCCGGATCCAGATCGACGGCGAATGGCAGACGGTCGATATCAATTCGATCAACCTCTCGGCGAACGACAACGTGCCGACGGACCGGCTTTCGGCCTTCCCGTTCGACGGGATCGACGTTCAGAATCTCGAACGCGGCCGCCAGCCGGCTTACGGAGTTTCGGCCTCGATCTTCGGCTCCGAGGTCGATTCGATCTATCAGCTCGCGCAGAACGAGCGGACCGAGGATCCGGTCGATGTGAAGGTGCATTTCGGCTTTCCCGGCAATCGCTGCACGTGGAACCTGCCGAAGACGGAGATCCGCTTTCAGTCGAACCGTTGGGGAACGGCTGGCGAGGCTCAGTACGCGACGATCCAGCTTGAGGGAGTGCCGTTCAAAGACGGCTTGAACGCCCCGCTGAACGTCGAGGCATACCTCGACCAGGCGACGGCGTTTCTGGCCACTTAGCGGCCAAGGATGAGGGAACCGGGGGCCGTCAGGCGGCTCCCGGGACAATTGAGAAAAGGAGAATTTCAGTGCCAAGAACGATAAAGATCAGTGCCGGTTACCAGGAGATCAATCCGATATTCCACCTACGCCGGATAACTCAAGAAGAAGAGAGCGAGTTCTTCGCGAAACTTGCGGCGTCGGCGGATCTAAATGACCCCGCTGCGAAAGAAGCACACCATTTCGAGTGCTCTCGAGAGGCCCTGAAGTCGTGGGCTGCCGAACGGCTGACAAAAGGAATCGGCGACGGAACCGAGCCATTCTTTGGTAATTCTGACAGCGAGGCCGGTTCGCCTGCTCATGAGATCGACCGGTACCTGAATGACTGTGCAGCCCGCGGCGAGGACATTGGTCGGATCGTCCGAGCGGTTGTGAACCAGTACCTCGAACGGCTGCAGCCGGCTGTAAATTTTTGGTAGCCTTTCGGCTCGCCTGCGAGGCATGGTTTCAATTTCGGCACGCGATCGAAGCCCTTGGCCCGGAATACGATCGGTGCCCTGCTCTATGTCCAAGGGACTTGTCGAACGGAAAGCGGATCAGGTTGAGTCCGTGCGACAAATGCCCAAGGCGGCTTCGGCACACCGAATTTGAAAGAGCGACCGAAAGGCTTTGGGAGACGAATCTGAGCGGAGCAGACCGGAAAGGCATCGGCTTTCGCGAAATGGAAGAGCAGATTCACCGAACGATCGTTGCAAGCCAACTACCTGAAAGCAAGCGACCGGCCACCACGGGAGCCTTCATAACAGCGTATGAGGCCGAAAGGGCACGCTTCAAAGAGTATATTCGCCGAACCGGCGTTTCCGGCTAATCGAAGGAAACATGGCCAACGAAGTCAGAACAGTCTTTATCGCGGACATTACGCAGTTCGAGCAGGCACTTGAGCGGTTCCAACGGCGGATCGAAGAGGTTTCAAACAAGACCCGTCCGACGAACATTGAAAAGCGGTTATCGGGCCAACTGGAGCAAGGCATCGATCGAGCAATCGCCGCGGCGGCGAAGCGTGCCCGCGTCTCATACGATGAAATGGCCGCACGGGTTGCCGCAGCATCCAAGACGGCGACCGCGTCGGTTGATGATTTCGGATCCGCGATCAATAGGGCTGCCGCAAAAGCCCACGAACTCCGCCAAAACCTTAGAGACACAACGACAATCGCATCGAGAAGCGACCTGCGCGTCTGGCAAAGCTACGCCACGGGAGCGAATGCGGCCGCTGTCCAGGCCCGGAATCTGTTTGTTCGGCTAAAAGACATTCACGCTCTAGCCTCGCGAACCACGGATGCCCGCATGCTTTCGTCGCTTCGAGAACAGGCCCGCACCGTCGAAGCTCAGATCGACCGACTGGACACGAAAATGCGGCGGGTAGCTGCCGGCCGGGCAGACGCCGCGGTGCGTGCTCCTGGAAGGATAGACGGCGGAGCTCTTTTGGGCGCCGCCGGTGCTTTGGGCGTACCCGGTGCGGCTCAGGCGACCGCTGGCGTAGAGGCGGCAGCTCTGCTCGGTGTTTCTACGGCTGCTCTCGCTACGCTTGCCGCCGCAGCGGCCGCGATCGCTGCCGCGAAGGTTGGATCTGAGTACATTCGCGATCAGGCGGAAAAGCGGCTCCGGATCGAAGAAGGGATCGCGGCCGCAATGAACAAACAGGCGCTGACCACCCGCGAGATCGGTGCGAACCTCGAAAAGCAGCTGCAGATGGCCGCGAGTGACCGTCAGTTCTCGCGGTTTTTGGGGAGTAGTTCGATCAGCGACCTTGAGCGCCGATTCACGGACATCAAACGGCTTCAGGACCTTAGCCCAAACACCCAACGCGGGCCGAACGGTGAGCCCGTCGAGTCTGAGCAGTCGATCCAAAGACGAAAAGAACTCCTTGCTATTGAGGAGCAAATTGCGAAGCTCCGAGAACGTTCAACGACCTCGGCCGATCAGGCATTCGCGCAACGGTTCGAGAACTGGAAGAAGGCCCAAGCGGACGCCGCAGAAGCCGCTAAACGATTTGCTGAGTCTGTGAAAGCGGGCGAGGAGAAGGTGAAAGAACTCGGGCAGGTCTACCGCAGAACCTTCGAAGATATAGCAAGGCGGGCGAACGCTGACAATCCGTTCGTCCAGGTGTTCATGGATGCCGATGAAAGCCTGCGGCGACTTCGGGAGAACCTCCGCGGCCTCCCGAAAGAATTGCAGGACCTAGCGACTCGGGCACAGCAGGCGATCAGCTCAAGGCAGTTATTCGAAGCCCGGCTAGAAAATGCGATGCAGGTGTTCGACCTTCGAGAGGTGGTCCAGAGGTTCCGAGACGACACTCCCGATCGACGAAACTTTGCTCAGAATAGGCTTGACCGAGAGATCGAGGAATTCGAGCGTCGTCGATCGCTCGGCGTGATCATGAACGACGAAGCGCAGCAGGAATCGTTCCGCCGCCGCCAGCGCCTTATCGAACAGCGATTTCCGACCGACAGTCCTTCTGCCCGTTTAGACCGGCTTCTCGAAAGCATGGACCGTATTCGGCCGGAGGACTCCTCGCAGCAAGCGATCTTAGACATGCGCGTCGTGCGGTCGGCGTCCGCAATCGATCCGTCACAAATTCGTGGCGACCAGAGGGAAAGAATTGCGGCCGCGGCCGAACGATCCGCTGAACGGGAGGAACGCCGCTTCCGTGAGGCTCTTGACGTACAAAAGCAGATGCTGCGGTTCAGCGAGTCGATAGACGCGAACCAGAAGCGGCTCCTGGCGATCGCCGAGCGGGGCGGTATCCAAGGCGTCGAGGCGGCGATCACGATCCGTGACGAAACGGCGGCCGGGGTCGATGTTTTGCGACGCGGCTCACCGGGCGACGTGGCGGCGAGGTATGACCTAACGCAGAGAGGCCCGGGAGGACTTTCGAACTTCTAAGAGCGATGTATAACGCGGTTCAGATCGAAGATCTCTATCTCACGTCGGACGGGACGTCGGGCGGGTTGCCATGCCGGGTCGAGATAGACGGCATTGCTCGCCTCAGGCCGGCCTTTCGCCGGACGGTCGTTTTGCCAATCGAGGGGAAGCCCTTCGCTCAGCTCTTCGACAATCTCATTGGCGAGCAGCTAACGATGTCGATCTTCGTCCTCAAGGCCGATGAATACGAGGACCTGATTACGATCATCGATGCGGCCGACGCGGGCGACGGCGAGATACAAGTCCGCATTGAGGGCGAGACCGGCGATCTGGATCTCCAATGCATGCTCGAGAGTTTTTCACAGCAGGGCGAGTTCGACGAGGACCGGATACCGGCCGTCACACTCGTTTGGCGAATCGCGGCGGTCAATCCGCCACCGGAACCCTAAAGAGAATATGCCTTTTACACACTTTCTTGCGAACGAACTGATCGATTACATCCGGTCGAACTACACCTCCGTGTGGATCGGCCTTTTCACCGCGAATCCGAACAAGAACGGCGGCGGGACGGAGGTCGCGGGCGGGTCTTACGCTCGGGTCGAAATGGACACGGACGACGTTTTCCCGGCCGCGGCGAGTTCGGAGACGGAGAACGATTCAGTTGTTTCGTTTCCAACGGCTACGGCCTCGTGGGGAGCAGTCACGGCGATCGGGCTTTGGGACGCCTCGTCGGCCGGGAACCTCCTTGCCTGGCACGAGCTTCCGACACCGCGGACCGTTGGGAACGGCGATAACGTGGCTTTCCCGGTCGGGAACATCATCATCAGGAACAGCTAATGATCCAGGACCTTCAAAAGATCTTCAACGACGATCTGCGGGCGACGACGCAGCAGGGCGTCGTTCGTTTCGAGATGCCCCGGGCGGGAACGATCACAAAGGTCCGCCTGAGCGTCGGCGGGCACACCTTTGGGACCTCGTATTTCAACATCCGGCTTGCCGGCGTCGCCCTATGGTCCGGCGAGGACCGGTTGAAGCTCGTCGGTTCGGCGACGGTTGCCGTCAAGGACACGCTATCGATCCCGTGCTCGCAGTACGATGTTCTCCGGCTTGATCTTGAGCAGCGGAGTCAGGCTTTGGTAAGCGGGCCGGTGACGCTGATCGTGACCTTTGACGACGGCGTCGAGTTCCAGGAACCGCTGATGCCCGAGGAGGTCGCGGATGAGGCGGCCCGGTATGCTCTGACCGAAAAGGTGCGCGGCGATATCATCAAGCAGACCGATACCGGCGTTACTTACATCGTCATCGACCCCGAACAGCTCGACGACCCGGCCGGCTGGATGCAGATCGCCGGGGCGGGTGGTGGTAGCGGGGCGGATGTTCAAGTCTTTACGTCAGATGGAACTTGGAATAACCCGAGTCCAGCAACTCCTCGGGCCGGTCGCGTGATCATGGT